GTTGACGATAAGTGGGTGTCTCCGTACACTAAACCATTTGAAACTCAAAATTGGGTTACTCCCGATTTGAAGGTTCTCTGGTTAGCACTCGCTGATTATCTCCATGGAATGGAGGATCTCAGTAATGAAGGTTATGCTGAGTTGTCTGAGGAGCAGATTATAACAGGGGTGGCCGGATCATATATCCATGGTGCCAACCTTAAAACCTCTGTTGGTCCACCCTTCAACAAGTCAAAGCGTGCCTATGTCTATAGAGATGAGGATGGTGCTGTCTTTATTGATGAGGTCATCTGGAAGCGTTTTGATGAGATCGAGACTATTCTGCAGGAGGGCTTTATTCCCACGTTTATCGGAGTTTGTACTCTGAAGGACGAAGCGTTGAAGCCCGGCAAGTATCCCCGAATCTTTACCAATATCCCATTTGCAGTAAATATGCATTTTAAGGGTATTTGGTCTCCGTTAAAATGTTTTGTTCGCGCGCATTTTCTTTTCTTTGAAAGCGCTGTCGGAATTAACATGACTTCCTCGGAGTGTAATAAGATTCCGCAGCTTCTGGCGACAGTTGATCCAGATCTCCAGAACATCGATGAGCTTGACGTTGTTGCTCTCGATAAGTCGTGGAGTGGTGTCATCTTTGACTTTGTGGCGTATGTGTACTATGCGATTGCGACACATTTGGGCATTCGTCCTCGACGGGCGATGGCCTTTGTGTTTGCTTGCAAATATACGCGCCTTAGTATCAAGAATGATTTGTTCTGCATTCCGTGGAACATTTCTGGTCAGAACGACACAGTGGAATTTAACAGCCATGCAATGTCCCTAGCATTTCGGTACGTTTACTACAAAAAGCGCGCCCATTTGATTCCGGACTCTCTGGTTGAAGACTTCCAGACTGGGTTCTTGACCAACCCTGTGCCCGGCGCGCAACTCTCGTCCCACTTGACGTTTCGAGTTAACAATGCTCTCGTTACGTATGGGGATGATAGTCTTCGAGCCTCGCGCGAACCATCCCCTGACTCTGACGTTGACATCTGGCGTCAGGACCTTGGACTGCAGGTTACCGATGCAGCCAAAACCGGGTCTTTACGATCCCGTCCCCTCTCTCAATGCTCATTTTTAAAACGTGAGTTTGTTTGGGATGAGGAGTTAAAATCGTATCTCCCTCCTCTTAGTGTTAAGTCCATGGCTCGGACCCTGATGATTAAGAAGGAGTCTACTCTCACTGACCATGACCATGCTGCCACCGCCATGTCTGAAGTTATGAGAGAAGCCGTATATCACGGAAAGGAGTTTTATGAAGAGTTCAAGGAGCGCTGTGATTTAGTGGCAGCTAAACATAGTCTTCTTGGAAACCCGTTGTATGTG